ACTCGTGACATAGCGACTGTTGTAGGGTTCGCTATCGGTGGACCAGCAGGTGCTGCTATAGGTCAAGGTATAGGCTCATTAGCTGAAGGCAGAGGTTTAAAGAAAAGCGTAGGTAGTGCTGGTAAAACGTTTTTAGGTGCTAGTGCACTCTCAGGTGCGGGTATAAAAGGTGGACAAGGTTTTGGCACAGGAATTACAGGCACTACACCCTCTGGTTTTGGTATAGGGGTAGGACCAGCAGGAGCTACTTCAGGTGGTATACCTGGACTTTTTGAAAGTATGGGTGCTGATTTTACTAATTTACTTACTGGTAATATGGGTGGCTCTAGTTTAACTAGCCCAGCTTTTAAAGGTTTAAGCACACTCGAAAAAGGTATTTTAGCAGGCGGATTACTTAGTGCTGCAGGCGGTGTTAAGGGTTTAACTGAAGATGAACAAACTAGGTTCACAACACCAGATTATTTCGCTGACCGTTTAGGCGGAGCTGGTGCTGGCGGTGGGTTAAGCGGGGCTATTAGTCCGTTCCCTACGCAAACTGCTGCGGGTATACCTACTTCTACGTTAGTAGACACAGCAATGGCTGACCCTTTACAAGCTATTATATTAGACGAAATTAGAAAAAGAGAACAACAAGATTTATTTCAGTTACCTACTTTTGATATAGTTACTCCCGCTAAAGACGGCGGAGTTATACGGTTAGCTGACGGCGGTCAGTTACCGGAAATAGATTTAAGAGAACATGGCGGTGATATTAGTGACCCTATGGGTTCAGGTGATAAAGATACCGTACCCGCACTATTAGCAGACGGTGAGTTCGTAATGACTAAACAAGCTGTTAAGGGCATAGGCGACGGTGACCACAGTAAAGGTATTAGTAATTTATACGCTATGATGAATAAAAACGAGAAAAAAGCTCAAAGCATGGGCATAGGCAGGGCATAATGTCAAATGGTACAGATACAGACATAACTAATCAACAAACATTTATGCAAACTACCGCTCCGCCGAGGTTCGCTACGGACTTTTATCAAGGCGGTTTACCTGGAGTTCCTGGATTGGTGCCTATCGCCAATCAAATGTTTACTAACCAACTTTACGGTTTAAGTCAAGGCTTAACGCCGTTTGACTATGGTTCACGTATAGCTGGTTTTACACCAGCAGAAAGAGCAGGCTTCGGTATGACGCTTGATAGTTTAGGCAGTTATCAACCCGCACTAAATAGAGCTGGTGATATACTTGAGGGTAGTTTAGCGGGTATACAAGGCTCGGGTGCACAAGGTCAAAGTATGATAGGCACAGCTGGTATGGGTTTAAGTCAATTAACTGACCAAGCTAGTAACTTATACGGTCAAGCTCCAGGTGCAGCTTTGAGCGGAGCTATGGCGGGTACTGGTGCTATAGGTCAAGGTATAGCAGGTAGTCAAGCTGGTTTAGGAGCTTTCAATCCTAACGCAGTAAGTAATTTTATGAACCCTTTTGAAGACCAAGTAGTACAACGTACACTACAAGATCTTGAAGAACAAGGAGCTAAATCAGATCAGGTAGGTAGAGCTAGAGCTATAAGTCAAGGAGCTTTCGGCGGTAGTAGAGCTAGGTTAGGTGCTGAGGAAAGAGAAAGAGCTTTACGTGAAGCTCAAGCACGTAGCGTAGCTAATATACGTGGAGCTGGGTTTGATAGAGCTATGCAACAAGCTATATCTACTGATGAAGCAGCAAGACGTAGAGCGTTAAGTCAAGCGGGTTTGATGGGTCAGTTTGGTAGTCGGTTAGCGGGTATAGGTACTAACTTAGCGGGTATATACGGTAACGTAGCTGGAGGACTAGGCGGTTTAGGAGCTAACTTCGGTAGAGTTATGGGCGGTTTAGGTACTGATATGGCCAATATAGGTTTAAGAGGCGGACAGGCTGGTACGGGTATAGCTGGTGCTTTAGGTAATTTAGGTACTACTCAATACGGTTTACAAGGTCAAGATATCAACAGAATATTAAACATGGGTAGAATGCAACGTGGCATGGACCAAGCTAGATTAAGCGAGGCTTACGGTGACTTTGTAGGTAAATATAACCTACCTACTAATATATTAGGTCAATACGCTAATATAATGGGCGGTATAGTGCCTAACTTAGGTACTATTACTAAAGGTTATGATCAACCTAGTGATACTGGTTTAGGTTTAGGCGATCTAAGTAATTTAGTAGGAGCTGTCAAAGACTTTAGAAGTTTAAAAGGTGGTGGTAGCTCTGGCAGTGGTCGTTTCTCAGTACAAAATATTAACCCTCCTTTTGCTAGGTCATAACTGATGGCTAACGGTATACCTTCAATAAGCAGTAACGTAAATATTGATGAAGAAATTATTGACTCAGTTATTGAAAACGCTGATAAAGTAACAGCTGACGAAAATAGTAGTTTAGCTGACCAATCAAGAACGGCTATATTCAAAGGTGCGGTAGATACTACTACCGACGTTAAAGAAATAACTGACTTATATAACGTAGTTAGCGGTTTATCAGACCTTGAAGATTATCAACAATTAGGAGCTATTAGGCAATACGTAGCTGATAGTTTACCCGCCCCAGACTACAAAAAATTTATTAAAGAACCTAGCGGAGCTTTACCGTTATATGCTTTAGGTGCCTCGTTAAAAAATTCTGAGTTAAGAGGTGACACTAATAAAGCTAAATTAGTAAGAGCTACAACTGCATATTTAGCGGGTAAAAATCAAGAAGATGCAGCTTTTGATAACGCTAAGAAAAAATTTGAGTTTGAAAGAGCAGCGAAAGTTGATCAAATAGCTAAAGAGTTGTTTGTTGATACTATGAAAAATAAAAACGAGTTAGCTAAAAAACTAGTTGATAATAAATATTTCGGTACTAGGGATTTATATTATCAGGTGGGTGGTGACGGTAAGTTTGACTATAGTAATCCGTTATTTTTAAGTCAAGTAGAAGCTAATAAATACGTAACTACTAACGGGGTAAGTTCTTTACGAAAAGCTACTGGTGATGAAGAAAAACTTAACAATGTACGTGTTGAAACTGTTAACCCTGACAATACTGTTACCGTTGAAGAATTAATGTTACCTAATTACAAAATTAGAGAGATGGAACGTAACCCTAATATAACTATAGGTGACCCTAGAGGTGATACTAACGGTGATACCTATATTATAGAAGATAATAACGGTAAAAAAAGTAAACGTTTTTTAAACGTAGATCAATATAATAACGTACAAACACAAGTTGATAGCGGTAATTTAAAATCAGTTACGGCTATACCTAGCGGTACTGCTAAATATATTGACGCTTTAGATAACGGTTTAGTAAAAACTTTGACACACGAACAAGCGTTGATGGATCCTGAAAGATACTTCCCCTATACTACTAGTTTAACAGCTAAAGTCAACCCAGATACAGGTGAGATAGAAATCACTCAAAGTGCTACTGGTGGTGGTAGTAACGCTATGTATAAAGAAGGTCTTAAAAACGAACAAGAAACTTTTGATCAAGCTAGTAATATAACTAATAACGTTTTAAATTTTCACACAGCTAATACTGAAGTTAGAAATATCATAAGTGATTATCAAAAAGCGGGTATGAATCCTAATGAGTTATTTAGTGACGCTACAGTTATAGCTAGTTTAGGTACTAGACTAATAAAAGATTTTGAAACTTTTACTAGTATATTAACCACTCCGCAAGGTAATGACGTTAGCGGTACTAATTTCAAAGGTGCGGGTACTACCTTTATGATAGCTGATACAATATCTAACGATATGAACGAAACTGAAATAAGGAGAAATGAAGTAGGTTTTGATGAATTTAAAAATTCTATACTTAATAATACTGAGTATATTGCAGCTAGAGAACAATTTATGAAAGGTGATTTAGCTACTAAATTATTAGCAGCAAACGTATCACGTGAAACTATAGAGGCAGCATTTTTTGACTTAGCTTTACAAAGTGCTTCAACCTACAGTAAGGGCGACGGGCTTGACCTTAGAGCTATGAGTGATAAAGACGTTATATTTAACATAAGAAACGTAGGTGGTCAAGCTAGTACCTTAGAGGGTTTTTTAGCGGTTAATAACCGTTTTACTAGGGGTTTAATAAACTCTAATATAAGAAAACTAAAAACACTAGAAGAAAATTACCCACTACTAGACTCACTAGTTAAGCCTGACGGCGTAAGTATTGACATAGAAAGACAAGATAAACTTAAAAAACATATTAAAGGTGAAATAGAAAAACTTGAAGATATATCGCCTTTATATGCGGGTACGCCCCTTGATATAGTTTACGGCGTAGCTGGGCGTGAGTATCAAGCTGATGACGTAACTAAAATCGATATGTCTGATGTATTTTTAAGCCCTGAGTTATTACAAGATACTAATAGAGCTAGAGTATTAAATCAAAACTTCGGTATCACTAACCTAACTCAAAACTATGACGTTAACACTACTTTGAGTAACGGTCAAACTATATCACAATTAATAATGCAGTATCAAACGTTTTTAAATAACGGTGATACTGAGAGGTTAGATATATTTAGTAAAAACTTACAGAAAAGAATAAGTGCTGAAGAACTAGCTGCATTTAACTTCTTTAATAGAATTTTCGCTCAGAAAAAACAAGAGAGAATTAACGAACTTACAGGAGATACTGATTAATGGCTAACGGTAATAATCAAGAACCAGTAGTAGATATTGATCAATTTTTAACGCCTGAGTACTTAGCTAAAGTACCTGATGCACCTCAGCCTGAAGTTCAACCTATGCCAGCTCAACCGTACTATCAAGACGATAGTGATAATATTATTAAAAATAATATGAAAAACTATCTAGTAGAACAGGGCGTAAATAAAAATACTATAGATACTTTGTTAGGGGCTCCTGGTAGTTGGCGTGATAGATTTTTTACTACTATCCCTGGAACTAACGTAAAAGTCCCCGCTTTAGGTAGAATATTTAACCCAGACTTTGACGGTATAGAGGTAGCTAAAAATTATTACAATATTGATGTAAGGGTTAGTGCACCTACAGGAGTAGTAAAAGATAGTCAATACTTACCGCCTGATAGTTATTTTTACGGCGTACAAGGTTTATTAAAAGAACAATATCCTAACGTAGCTATAAAAGATTTTGACGTAAAAAAAGACCCAGTAACTGATAAACTTACTTATATCAACCCTGAGAACGGTAAACGTCAATACGTAAATGCACCTGGAGTGGACTATGGTGATTTTAAAGCTTTTATTGAACCTATGGTCATAGATATTTTAGGGGCTGGTCTTGGTTTAACATCAGAGGCTGGACTGCGTAGGTTAGGTACTAATAAAGCAGGTAGAGCTGTAGTTGGTGCTATTTCAAGTGGTTTAACTTTAGGTGCACTAGAAGCAGGTACTGATTTACCTACTAGTGCTACTTTACCGTTAGCGGTAACTAGCGGTTTAGTAACTTATAAATATCCTGTAGTAGGTTTAACCGCACAAGGTGCTGCCACTGCACATTTTGTTTGGCGATACAACAACCTGCAAGGGTTAAAAGAACGTGGTCTGTTAACTGAAAAATATACTGATGAAGAAATACTGTCTTCTGCTTTACGAGAATCAGGTATGGTTTATTTAGCGGATCTGGGTGCTTCTGGTGCTTTTTCTACTATCGGTAAATTATTCGGGGGTAACCCTTTAGATGTGCTCCCTGGCTCAAGTTACGACCAGTTTGAAGAAGCTTATAAAAATATTCAGAAAAAAATAGATGACCCTACTACGCCTCCTACTGAAAAAGCAATACTAGAAAAAATGACTACACAAGACGTAGCTAGAGCTGCAGACTTAGAAGATGAAGTTATACCAGATACTACTTTAATTAGAGCACAGCAAACTATTGAGGAAGCAGCAACTAAATCAAGTAAACAAGGGCAAGAGATAGCTTTAAAGTTAAGTGAAAAACAAAACTTAATAAATAAAAGATACGGTGAGTTTTTTGATGAAGCTGGTATAGACTCAGGTATATTTACTACCTTTGACCCCGTACCTACTAAAGTTTTATTAGGTCAAAATTTATACAAAACTTTAAATTTAGGTTCTAAACAAACTAACCCACAACTTAAAAAACTATACAGTAACCGTGCCAATATAAAAGCTGAGCCAGAAAAATTATTTAATGATATGTACGCTCCTGGTAAAATCAGTGTATTCAAAGAAGTTTTTGAAAGAGCTAGTAAAAAAGGTGACACTGAAAGTATACAGTTAATGAAAGAACTAGCTTATGATGATTTTTTAAAAGCTACAAGTAAAAACGGTAAGTTTCAAAGCGGACAGCTTGATACTTATTTAAGAAGCCACGGTCCATTAATGGAAACCCTATACGGTAAAGAGATGGTTGACGGTTTAAAAACTTATAATAACTTTATTAAAAAGATAGATAACGGTAGCGTTAGAGTAGAAGGTTATGATAATGTTATGTTTTCTAAAGCTATGAATGCTATAGCTAGAGCTTATACAGGTATATTCACCGTAAAGGGTCGTATTATGACGGCAGCAGCTCAAGGTAGAACTGGTGCTAGGGAAAATCAATACATCAAATTAATTAATGACCCTGAGGAAATGATAAAAGCTATACAGAGTAAAGGTTTTTATGATAACCCAGATAACATCACTACGTTCGGGCTTTTAGGTACTGGGTATTACTTAAACGGCGTACTAACTGATAAAGGTGAATTAGCAGACGTACCTAGCGTTATTCCTCTAGATGATATAAACTTAAATGAACTATTGATGCCTATTGAAGAAGATAAGGAAGAAGATAAATGAGTTTTTTAAAACGTATATTTCAAGGTGGGGGAGCTGGTGATAATGTAAATATATTACCACCAGACCAAGGTATGCCCCCACGTGATTTCCGTGATCCTTTCTTTACTCAAGCGGGTATTTATAGTTTACCGTTTTCTAGAAGAGAATTAATTACGCCTAGACCTACGCCTACTGACCCTAGAGGTTTGATGAGTCAATTAAACGCACTATACGATAGAACTATCACACCTTATATAACTCCACAAGAAGAAACACCACCACCAGATGACGGAGGCGGTACACCACCAGATGATGGAGGCGGTACAAGTGGAGGCGGTACAGGTGGAGGCGGTACAGGTGGAGGCGGTACACCACCACCAGATGGACCACCTAGAATACCACCAGGAGATGGAAGATTCCCGCCCATAGACTTTCCTCCTATAAGACCGCCTATAATACCACCCGACTTTCCTCCTATGGTACCTCCGAGTATGCCACCTATAGTACCTCCGAGTATGCCACCTGTGATGCCACCAAGTATGCCTCCTATGATTACACCACTTACTCCACCTATACAAGTTCCGCCGAGAGATGATATGGTGTTTGGTGGTGGTAGCCCTACGTTTGATGAACGTGGACCAGTGTTTGATATAGAATCTATTAGGAATTTAATTGAACTTGATGATGAACCGGAAATGACTGAAAGTCCTATGATGATAGGGGGAATATCACAACTTTTACCTACTCTACCTGACCCGACTATAAGTGAGATGGATAGAATAATGGAGGACTTTGATAGATTTAGTCCTCAGCGTTTGGGTATGGGTATGGGTCGTGTAGGTTAACAAAAGCCTCAGCGTCTATAACTACTAACGGTTTACTTCTATTCCTTTTAATAACTACTAACGGCTCGTAACCTTTACAGTTCTGTGTAGCTTGTTCATAAGCTGACCACACATTAAGTTTTTCTACGTTTTTACATTCAATACTATAAGGAAATTTTTTTCTTGAATTTTTACCTAGTATTATATCTTCGCCCTGACTACCCATAGGTCTACTCTCTAAATCTTCTGGGTCAAGGTTTAAATATTTAACTAACGTTTTAGCAAACCATTGTTGCAGTTTACGCCCTTTAGCTTTAGCTGATGATGTTTTCATGTTAACCAATCCTTATATTTTTCTTCACCTAATATTGTACTAGCTATTGATTGTTTTTTACGTAAGGCTTTTACTATTTTTTCATCAACAGTGCGTTCACACACTATATCAATATAGGTTACTTTATTAGTTTGACCTATACGATGTGCACGGTCTTCTGACTGTAAACGTTTTTCAAGGTCGTAATTATTACTGTAATATATAACGGTATTAGCTTCAGTCAAAGTTATACCGAAGCCACCCGTTTGAGTATTACCTACAAAAAACCGTAAAGGATTATTAGGGTCTTGAAATTTATTTATAACTAATTCACGGTCAGTATTATTGACGTCGCCGTAATAAGTACCTACACTATTTTCACCGTAAGTATCTACTAGCATTTTTTCTATCTTTTTTATGTCGTGTCTGTAGTTAGCCCAAATAATTACTTTACCGCTAGTTTCCTCTAAAATAGAGGACAATTCTGAGAGTCTTTGTGAGGGTAACTCGGTAATATACCCGTCATCAGTCCTTATGAATCCACATGATATTTGATGTAATCTAGTTATTTGTGTCATTATATGGTTTATAGTAACTGACTTACTATTAGCTAGTTGTGTATAAGCGAAACGTTGTAATTCTTTATAAGCTTTTTTCTGCTCAGGGGTCATAGCTATATTTCTACGTACATAAACTTTTTCCGGTAAATCTAAACAATCTTTTTTCAATACTCTATGGCTAAACTTACTTAAACTTTCATTTAACTCATCTAGATTTTTATACCCGACTACTAATTTAAAAGTTCTACCGTTGCCAGTTTTTTCTACTAAATCTGCGTACCTTGCCCTAAAAGAATAAAAACTACTAAACCCTAACAAGGCGGGGTCTAAAAATAAACACTGACTATATAAATCTAATGGGCTTTTAGTTACTGGTGACCCAGTTAATATTCTACGGTAGTTAGCGTATTTACCTAGAGCCATACAAGTTTTACTTCTTTTAGCCTCTGGGTTTTTTATAGTTGTACTTTCGTCTACTATAAACATAGTTTTATTACTCATTACAAAACGACCTGCAAAGTCTCTACCTTTTTTAGTGCTTAATGCTTCAATGTTCATTACTAATATTTTTAATCTAAAATCATTAGTAAATAATTTTTTAAATTCTTCTTTTAATTTTTGTGTGTGGTTACTTGACCATTGTACTAGGTCGTACGTTACATGGTCTGGTGTATGGTTAGGCACTTCTTTAGTTACCCAAGTTCCGTAAACACCTTTAGGGGCTACTATTAATACGTTGTATACATTACCTTTAGCGTATTGATAAACGAAAGTATCTACCGCCACTTTAGATTTACCACAACCCATCTCCATAAATAAAGCGTACTCAGTTTTATCACAAGAAGTTTTTAACGCCTCTAACTGATGGTCATAAGGTTTAGTTTTAAATATAAAATCTGTCATCTATCTTGTCTCTAAGTTGGTGGTGGTTGTCAATGAATAGTAACGGAGGACAGCCACCACCTAGTATTAGCGATTTTGTTTTAAAGCGAGGTAGGGCATGAATTAAACCCTATATTCTTTAAACCTAATACTTAATACGTAGGTTAGTATATATCATACTAAAAATAAATACCTATTGGCACGTTTTACGCTAATAGGTAGATAATAGCCTAGCTAATAGCCCTCGTAAACCGCGTTAGTATAAGCTTTATGGTTAGTTGTTATTAAACCTATTACCTTTTTAAAGAAAAAACTTTATTTTTATTTTAAAATAAACTAACCTTATATATAGGTAATAGCTAAACGTGTATTTTATCTATATTTATATTTGACTCCTCTTATATTTATTAATTAATACAATTTTTAAAATATACGTTTAGTTACCTATAGAGAAAAGAGAGAAGAATGGCAGTATATGTAGTACAAAAACCAGACGAGCGTCAAAACATACTTTCCGCTACTGAGTACGGTGAGTTAGTTTTTATTTTAGAAGATAATAAAACTAATATGATGTTTAGTCCTAAACCTACCACATCTAAAATATTAAATAAATTAAAATACTTTAATGATAATGATTATTTATTATTAATAGGTGATCCCGCAGCCATAGGTATCTCAGTATATTACGCTTTACATTTTAATAGAGGTAAGGCTAACTTACTAAAGTGGGATAACCGAGAGCATAAATATTACAATATAGAGGTAGAAGTATGAGTACACTAGAGTTAGTAAGTAAAAAGGCACAAGAGCTTTTAGAGTTAGAAAAACTAATAGATCAAAAACAAGCTGAGCTAAAAGAAGTTCAAAACAAATATAAAAAAGTAAGTGAGGAAGATATACCTAGTATGTTAAGTGAACTAGGTTTAAGTGAAATAACTATGAGTGACGGTAGTAGAATAAACACCGCACAATACTACTCAGCTAGAATAACTCCTGATAAAATGGACGATGCGTTTAAATGGCTTAACAATAACGGTCATGGAGATATAATTAAAAACACAGTTACAGTAAGTTTCGGCAGGGAAGAAAACGACTCAGCCGTAAAACTCGCTAACGAATTAGCTGGACAAGGATTAGACCCCGCCCAGAAAAAGTGGGTAGAGCCTATGACTTTAAAAGCGTTTGTTAGAGAGCAGGTGGAAAATGGGAACGACCTACCCCTTGAAACCTTTAATGTATATATAGGTCAAAAAACAAGGATAATTAAAAAATGAACCAAGAAAACTTAAACAATAAAAATGAAATAAGTGAAACTAAAACCACTGACGTTGCCTTAACCTCAAGTATGTTTGCTGAAGATGCGGGTAGTGGCTTAGAAAACGTAACATCAGAGGACATGGCTATACCTCGTTTAAAAATACTTCAAGCTTTGAGCCCAGAGGTAAATAAAAACGACGGTAAGTATGTTGAGGGTGCAAGTGCTGGTGACGTTATTAATACGGTAACCAATAACTTATATACTGATGATAACCCACTGGTAGTTTTACCTGTGGCGTATAAAAGATTGTTTTTAGAGTGGACTCCTAGAGAGTCGGGTGGTGGGTTAGTAGCTCAGCACGACGACGCTTCTATATTAGATAAAACTACTAAAAATAATTTTGGTCAAGATGCGTTACCTAATGGTAATTATATTCAAACCTCTGCTACACACTTCCTATTAGTGATAAATCAAGACGGTAGTTTTGATCAAGCAATGTTGGCTATGGCTGGTACTCAGCTTAAAAAGTCAAGAACTTGGAACTCTATGATGGCTAGTGCTAAAATGAATGTTGACGGTAAAGTATTTACCCCACCTAGTTTTAGCCACAAGTATACTCTTAAAACTGTACAAGAGTCTAACGACCGTGGTGCATGGTTTGGTTGGAGTATTACATCAGGTGGTGCGTTATCAAAAGATGAGATGGTCTATTACGAGGCAGCAAAGGGGTTTGCTTCTTCAGTGAGTGGTATGTCTTTTGGCGGTACTACTGACGAGCCTAGCACAGAAGCACCATTTTAATTAAATAAGGGGAGTTCAGGCTCCCCTTTTTTTAGGAGAGACCTTGGAGCTGGCTAAAGCATTTGACGATTTATTTAAGGGTTCAGAAAGAGCCCATGGCACTTTTAATGTCGATGAAACTAATAATGGTCAAAAGAAGTCAGGAGTTGCTAAAACTATTAAAACTGTAGGTGCCTCCTTAAAAAATTGGCAAAATCATTTAGAGGGTATAATCGGCTTAGGTATTATACCTATCAACGAAAATAATCAAGTAAGGTGGGGCGTTATAGATATCGATACGTACTCACTTGATATCCCTAACTTAGTAAAAAAGATAGAAAACTTTAATCTACCGCTAGTGGTCTGTAGGTCTAAAAGCGGAGGTGCACATGTTTTTTGTTTTATGAAAGAGTTTATTTCTGCTGGTGATATGCAGGACAAGTTAAGGGAGTTATCGGCTGGTTTAGGTTATGGCGGAGTTGAAATATTTCCTAAACAACGTGAGGTCTTAGTAGATCGTGGTGATATAGGTAGTTGGTTAAACATGCCTTATTTCCAAGGTGCCACCTCTACTAGGTACGCTCTAGACCCCCAGAGCGGTATAGCCCTAACTCCCTCCCAATTTATTAATCTTAGTTTAGAACGTAGCTTAACGTTAGAAGAATTACAAAAACTAACCGTACCTGAAGTTGATGAATTAGAGGGTGGACCACCGTGTTTAAAAACTTTATTAAAACAAGGTTTCCCTGAGGGTACACGTAACAACGGTCTATTTAATGTAGGGGTTTATTTAAAACAAGCTACGCCTGAAAGTTGGGAAACTGAAATAGAAGAGTATAACCGTAAGTTCGTTATACCGCCGTTACCCGCTCAAGAAGTTTTAGGGTTAATCAGTACACTAAAGAAAAAAGATTATAACTATAAATGTAGTGATGAACCTATACGTTCTTATTGTGACGTTAGTAAATGTCGTACCTGTAAGTTCGGGGTAGGCTCTAGTAACACTACGCCTATGTTTTCTAGTTTAGCTAAACTTAATTCATCTCCTCCTTTATGGTTTTTATCTATAGACGATAAACGTTTAGAACTAACTACTGAACAGTTACAGAATCAAACTAAGTTTCAAAGAGCGTGTATGGAGATATTAAATTTGATGCCACCTAAAATGAAAGAGGTTTCGTGGCAGGCTATGATACAAAGTTTAATGGATAGTGGTATGGAGATTATAGAGGTAAGTTCAGACGTATCTACTGAGGGTCAGTTCTTAGAGTTACTTGAATCTTTTTGTACTGATGTAGCCCAAGCAGGTACACGTGAAGAAATATTGTTAGGTAAACCATTTACAGAAGAAGGCATTACATATTTTAGAATAAAAGATTTACGTGAGTTTTTACTAAAGCACAGGTTTACTGAACTAGAAACTAATAAGATAGCCAGTAAGTTAAGGGATATGAAAGCACAGACTAAGTTCTGGAATATAAAAGGTAGAGGTACTAACGTTTGGTATGTCAAAGCCTTTGAGTATAAAGATGAAACACTAGACGGACATGACTTTGAGGAGCGTGGGTTACTATGACACATAACGTAGTCCTTGGACCTCCAGGTACGGGTAAAACTACTTACCTATTAAATACCGTCGATAAGCTATTTACAGACGGCGTACGCCCCTCTGAATTAGGTTATTTAGCTTTTACTAAAAAAGCTGCAAACGAAGCTTTAAGTAGGGCTATGACTAAGTTTGATTATGATAAAGATGAGTTACCGTATTTTAGAACTATACACTCATTGTGTTACTTCTGGTTAGGTCTTACTACTGCTGACATACTAGACCGTAAAGCATTACGTGCTTTTAGTGAGTTAGTGGGTGAACGTATAGGTAGTGCTTGGGACGGTGAAAATTACATGGCGTTGACTAGTAAGGGTGATAAGATGTTGTTCTTAGAAAATATGGCACGTAACATGTGTATAGATTATAAACAATGTTGGTCACGTTCCGGTTATGATATTAGCTGGTTACACTTTGATTGGTTCTGTAAGAGTTACGTAGACTATAAAGAAAAACATTATTTAAAAGATTATACTGACATGTTATCAGGTTTCCTGCACCATAAAAGCACACCACAATTAAAAGCGGTTATAGTAGATGAAGCTCAAGACTTATCACAACTGCAGTGGCGTTGTATATATAAACTTGTCAAAAATACTGAGCATGTTTATTTTGCTGGTGATGATGACCAAGCTATTTATACTTGGGCTGGTGCGGATACTGATGAGTTCATAAATTTAAAAGGTAAGAATATATACTTAGAGCAGTCTTACCGTGTACCTAAAAAAGTACATGATGTAGCTTTTAAAGTAGTTAATAGAATACAAAATAGAAAGCCTAAAACTTGGCTACCCCGTAGTGAAGAAGGTGACGTCAGTTATCATAAAAGTTTTGAACATATAGACATGTCAAAAGGTGAGTGGTTAGTTTTAGCACGTAACAATTATTTATTGAGTCCGGTTGAGGAATACTTAAAAACTATGGGTTACTTCTATTATAAAAATAATAAAGCCTCTATAAGTGAGGTATTGATTCAAGCTATAAAAGATTGGGAAAAATTACGTAATGGCGGTAAACTAAAAGCTGAGGAAGTTAAAAAGATTTATAACTATATGCGTGCTGGGGTAGGAGTTAAAAAAGGTTATAAAACTCTTAAACAAGCTGACCCTAAAAAAGAACTGGATATCAATAGTTTAAAGCGTAATTATGGTTTACTGGTTGATAAAATATGGCATGAGTGTTTTGATTTATTAGGTGATACTCAAAAAGAATACATAGTTTCCTCATTACGTAAAGGTGAAAAAACCATGGACATACGCATACGCCTTAGTACTATACATGCTATAAAAGGCGGTGAGTGTGATAACGTGATATTACTTACTGACTTAGCTAACCGTACTTATGAAGAATTATATAAAAACCCTGACGATGAGTGTCGTGCTTTTTACGTAGGGGTAACTAGAACTAAAAAACATCTACACATTATATCTAGTAAGACTAGGAGAGAGTTTAACTTATGGATTTAACTTTACATTTACTTTGATTATTACTAAAATTTTTATTAGAGACTATAGCCTATGAACATATTTTACGTACATAAAGATCCCGCACATGCTGCTATGTGTTTACCTGATAAATTAGTAGTTAAGATGCCGTTAGAGTCAGCTCAAATGCTTAGTACGGCTCATAGGTTATTAAGCGGTGAAGACTACTGTGAGGAGCGGGGTATATATAAAACAGCTTATAAAAACCACCCCTGCACTATATGGGCTAGGGAAACTAGTCAAAACTATAGGTGGTTATATTATCACTTTGTATGTTTATGTTTAGAGTATCAAGCTAGATATGACCGTGAACATTTAACGTTTACTAAACTCTCTAACGCTTTAGCTAGTCTGCCTTTAGGTATAAAGTCTGGCGGTATGACTAAGTTACCACAAGCTATGCCCGATCAATATAAAAACGATGACCCAGTACAAGCTTACCGAGATTATGTAGTTAATGAAAAAACTTACGCACAGTGGAATAAAATACCAGACAGACAACCAGAGTGGTGGATTATATGAATAATTACCCTAAAACTGATTTTAATAATTACATGATAGAACGTCACAGTATTTATGAACGTAGAGCTGAAGGTCAACCGTATCCGTGGACTGAAGACCCTATACTAAATGAATATAGTTTTTGTAACGTGTACCGTGAACTAGATAGGGTAACTATATGGATACGTGAGAACTGGCGTGAGCCTTACGCTGACCACCCTAACTTACCGTTCGCTATGGCTATGGCTAGGCAAATAAACTGGCCAGATACGTTAGAAGAGATAGGTTTCCCTGAACACTGGAACCCTGAACGTATCAAGGCTATAATGCAGGGTAGGTTAAATAGAAAAGAAAAAGTTTATACTGGGGCGTACATGTTAACTGGTACGTTAGGCGGTACTAAAGTTGAGCAAACCATAGATAAAATACTTACGCCGTTATATGAGATGCCCCCTAGAATTATAAGTAACTCATTAGAGGAAACATGGAAACGTTATCTACCTTATCCTGGATTTAGCGGTTTTATGGCTTATGAAGTAGTAACTGATTTACGACACACTAAATATTTAGAAAACGCTGAGGATATTATGACTTGGGCTAATCCTGGTCCAGGAGCTAAACGTGGGTTAAATAGAATACACGGTAGAGAGTTAGAAAAAAGCATACCTAAAGCACAGTTAATTAGTGAGATGAAAGAGTTACTTGATTTATGTAACATGGCACCTTTACCGTTAGAGATGAGGGATATAGAACATTGCCTATGTGAGTTTGATAAGTATGAAAGAGTACGGTTAGGTCAAGGTAAACCACGTGCTAAATATAAACCTAAAATACAGGAGGAGCTGTTATGAAAATTTATATACCTACTCGAGGTAGAGCTGATGACCAAGTTACGTTATCATTTTTCCCTGAAAGTTTAAGAAAAGAAGTTGTACTAGTTATAGACTCTGATGAAGAACATTTATATAAAGATAAATACGATTGTCAGTTTATGGTTATACCAGAAGATATAAAGGGTATAGCTAAAAAACGCCAGTATATACACAAGCATACTGATGATAAAAAGATAGTTATGTTAGATGATGACTTACGTTTTTATATTCGTAAATCAGATAGTGACTGGCATTTACGTTACTTAGAACCTGATGAGTATCCCGCTTTATTCGGTTTACTAGACGTATGGTTAGATGACTACGCCCACGTAGGCGTTAGTGCTAGGGAAGGCAATAACCGTGTAGAAAAATTAGCCGTAGAAAATACAAGGTACATGAGAGTATTAGGTTATAACTTAGATATGTTTGACGGTATAGAACTAGGTAGAGTACAGGTTATGGAAGATTTTGATATTAACTTACAACTATTACGTCAAGGTAAACCTAGTAAGGTCAGCTACTATTACGCACAGGGGCAAAAAAGTTCTAATGCTGCTGGTGGGTGTAGTGAGTGGCGTACTATAGATGTTCATAACGCAGGGGCTGAAAAGTTACATAGTTTACACCCTGAGTTTGTTAAGATAGTAGAAAAAGAAACTAAGACAGCTTGGAACGGCATGCCCCGTAAAGATGTAAACGTTCAATGGAAAAGAGCTTTTAACAGCGGTACTGATTTAAAACAAGGAGGATTATTTTAAATGGAAGTTATTAATTGTAGAAACGTAAATGACGGTTTTATTAAGGCGTTAGATAAAATAGAAATAGATCATGTAGTATTAGAAAGTAGGGTAGGTGAAGTTATGGAGTTCCCTACGCCTGTTACTACTGTGTACAAAAACCCTACAGAAAGAGTTCTGTTTGAAGAGATAAGAGACGCTAACCCGTTCTTTCATTTTATGGAGAGTTTATGGATGTTAGCTGGTCGTAATGATTTAGCTTATGTAGAACAGTATAATAAACGTATGCGTGAGTATAGTGATGACGGTGTTGACCTGCATGGTGCTTATGGGTATAGGTGGATTAATCACTTTGATTTTGATCAAATAGATAGTATTATCAAACGTTTAAAAGCTATTCCTAATGATAGACGTAGCGTACTACAGATGTGGGATCCTAAAGTAGACTTAAATAGAGACGGTGTAGACGTACCTTGTAATACGGTTATATACTTTAAGGTTAGGGACGGTAAGCTTAATATGACCGTTAGTAATAGGTCTAACGACGTTATATGGGGTACTTTCGGGGCTAACGTAGTACATATGTCTATGCTACAAGAATACATAGCTAGGTCACTAGGTATAACAGTAGGTACGTATTATCAAGTTAGTGATAGCTTTCATGTGTATACTAATATTTTTATAGATATGTGGAAAAAGTTAGCTGAAGATGATGCCTTTGATTTTTATTCTATGAGACACTATATTAACCCTTATGAAAACAGGGCGTTAAAACCTTACCCACTAATGAAAGTTTCTAAAGAAGAGTGGGATAAAGACTTACATAAGTTTTTACAACGTGAGCCTTTAGGTGATAAAAAGTTTAATGATTCATTCTTTACTAAAGTGGCTTGTCCTTTACAAGATGCTTGGTACTTATATAAGCAAAAAGAATATGACTTTGCTTTATCAGAAGTACAAACTTGCAGTTCAGGTGATTGGGCTACTGCTGGTTTTGAGTGGATTGATAGAAGAATAAAATGAGCATTAGGATAGAGCAGTGGTCATATAGTAGGTTGACCACTTATGAAGGATGTCCTAAGAAAGCTTACTACAGTTGTATAAAAAAGATACGAGAGCCAGGAAATAAATATATGGAACGTGGTAAAGAGGTTCATAAAAACTGTGAGAACTATATCAGAGGACATATTGATGAGTTACCTACAGCACAGTTAAAAGATTTTCAAGATGGCTTTGATTTATTACGTCAGATGTATCTTGAAGGTTCGGTAATTTGTGAGGGTGATTGGGCTTTTGATATTGACTGGAAGTCTACAGGTTGGTTTGATAGTGATACATGGGGCAGAGCTAAAGTTGACGCTTTTGTACATGACGCTAATAATCCCACGGTAGCTAGAGTTATAGATTTTAAAACTGGTAAGTATGAAGGTAACCAAGAAAGTCATAGAGAACAATGTGAACTTTACGGGGCGGTAGTGTTAGCTAGATACCCAGAAGTAGAAAGTATAACTACTGAGATGTGGTATTTAGATCACAATAAGATAGAACGTTATATGTATACACAAGAGAGTATAAAAGCACGTAAAGAAAAAATAAATGAGAGAGCTATTATTATGACTACCGCAGAAGAGTTCCCCGCTACACCTAGTAGTTTTAGATGTAAGTGGTGTTATTATGGTAGAGAAAGAATATGCCCAGATAGATATGATTGAGGTTTATAAAAAATATTTTGAAGAATATAGTATGAATATTATAGATACATGGGATGAACCTAATGTACGTGAGTTCCAAGGTAAATTAGTTAAAGGCAGACCTACAAGGGGCTTCGGTAGTTCTAGTTTCGAGTATGCTGGTAAGTTATACGAACCAGAACCTTGGTCTGATGAAATGTACGAATTAAAACAAAAGAGTGAAAAGTTACTATGGTTAGAACTAGGTATTGATAAACTATTGACTTTTTGTCTTTGTGGGTACTATGGTGTTGATGGCAAAGGTATCCCCCACCACAGCGACACCGTGCCCACACTAGACGATTGTATAGTTTCTATATCACTAGGTGCACCTAGAATATTTGTACAACGTACTTATCAAAACCCAGTCAAAGAACACACTAATACAAGTGAGATAGAAACTAAAATAGAAAACTTTAAAATTGATGAAAAGTTTTTCCTATTAGAACATGGTGACGTCATAGTATTTGACGGTCATAATCAAATGTATACAACTCACGCTGTGCCTAGTATGGAACACGCCGGAGAACGTATAAACTTAACTTTTAGGTCAGGCTTATAAATATATGGAGGATAATATGCAAGATGGCAGTAATTTTAATTTAATACAAAACTTAGCTGATACCGATGTGGCTAAACTAAAACATGCTCAAGAAAGCTACGGCGATAGTTGGCGTAGTCGGGGCGGGGTAGGAGCTTTTATGATGTTAGCCCGTAAGTGGGATAGGATAGAGAATCAGGCAATTAAAGAGGGTTACGATATATTTAAGACTATTAATAACGACCCCAGTAGTACAGGTATATTAGATGATATACGGGACTTACGTAGATATTTATTACTAGTAGAAAGTTATGTTACTGATAACTGGCCAGAGGAACATAATAATGATTAGGGGTATAACGTTTAGTGCTTTTGATTTATTTCATGCGGGACATGTAGCTATGTTATCTGAAGCTAAGGGTGAGTGTGATTATTTAATAGCCTGTATACACGCTGACCCTAGTAAAGAAAATACTAATAAGAATAAACCTATACAAAGTTTATTAGAACGTCAAATACAGGTAAACGGTTGTCGTTACGTAGATGAAACTATTGTGTACGAAAGTGAAGAAGACTTACGTAATATATTAAGGACTATACCTTGGGACGTTAGAATTATAGGTGAAGAATACATGAATAAACACTTTACAGGTAAAAACGAGTTTGACTTACCCAGTAAAAAAGTTTATTACAACTACAGACAACACACGTTTAGTAGTAGTGAACTACGTAATAGAATTAAGGATATTGATTGATGTCTACACAACCAAGTTTGTTTACGCCCGAGGTGGACTGGTCTCCTCCTAGTAGCTTTCCTGAACTAAGTAATTATAGTGAGGTAGCTATTGACCTTGAGACGAATGACCCATTGCTCCTGTCTCATGGTCCATCTTGGGCTTTTGCTGATACTGGTCATGTTACTGGTATAGCTATAGCTACTAAAGACTTTAGTATGTACTTTCCTATACAACATAAAGGCGGGGGTAATTTAGATAGGAGAATGGTACTTAACTGGTTTACTAAACAGATGAGTTACAGTAATGATAAAGTTTTTCATAATTCTTTATATGACTTAGGTTGGATTAAACGTATAGGTATAAAAGTAGAAGGCACTATACATGACACTATGTTTGCTGCCCCTTTAATAGATGAGAATCAATATGGGTACTCTTTAAATAAATTAGGTGAACGTTACTTAAATGAAATAAAAGATGAAACACTTTTAAAAGAAGCAGCACAAGCATACGGTCTTGACCCTAAAAAAGATATGTGGAAGTTACCCGCTAAATACGTAGGACAGTACGCTGAACAAGATGCAGCTCTTACGTTAAAACTGTGGCAGATATTTAAAAAAGTATTAAAGAGTGAGAACGTAGAAAAAATATACGACCTTGAAACTGGACTCATACCTATATTATTAGACATGAGATATAAGGGCGTACCTGTTGACCTTATCAAAGCAGAAGAAGTGGGTAAGCAACTTAAAAAAGAAGAAGAAAGTATATTAAACAATATTAAAAAAGAACACGGCGTTTACCCTGACCTCTGGGCTGCAGCTTCTGTGGCGACAGTATTTGATAGGGCGGGGTTAAGTTATCCCCGTAGTCCTAAGATTAACGCCCCTAGTTTTACTTCAGCTTGGTTAGAAGGACACGATAATAAGTTAGCTAAAGATATAGGTAGAGCACGTAAACTTAATAAAGCTAGAACTACCTTTATAGATAAAATGATTTTAGAACACAGCGTCAACGGTAGAATACACGGTGAACTGCATCCTTTACGTAGTGATACTGGCGGTACAGTTACGGGTAGATTTAGTAGCAGTAATCCTAATCTACAACAAGTACCAGCTAGGCACGATGTCATTGGACCTATGATTAGGAGCGTGTTTGTACCAGAACCTGATCATCATTGGGGTTGTTTTGACTACTCACAACAAGAACCTAGACTAACCGTACATTATTCAGCCGTAACTCAACAAGAGGGTGCTGAAGATGCAGTTGACGCCTATAGAAATAAAAACGCAGACTTTCACCAAATAGTAGCAGATATGGCTAATATAAGCCGTAAGGAGGCTAAGGTTATAAATTTAGGGCTAAGTTACGGTATGGGTAAAGATAAGCTTATAAGTCAGTTAGATTTAAGCCCACAAGAAGCAGAGGAATTATTTGATACTTACCATAGCCGAGTACCATTTATTAAAGGGTTACGTGATCAGTGTGCTAGGTTAGGAGCTAATAGAGGTTACATAGTTACTCTACTGGGGCGTAAGTGTAGGTTTAATTTATTTGAGCCTAGCTTTGAACGTAAAACTCCCTACCCCTATGAGGAGGCAGTAGAGCGTTACGGTGAAAAAGTTAAGAGAGCTTTTACCTATAAAGCCATGAACCGTTTAATACAAGGTTCAGCAGCAGACATGACTAAAAAAGCCATGGTAGATTTATATAAAGAAGGATACTTACCACACACTCAAGTACACGATGAGTTAGATATATCAGTAAAAGATATTAATGATTGTAAAAATATAATAGAAATAATGAGTGATTGTGTTAGTATTAAAGTGCCTAACTTAGTAGACGCTGAGATAGGTGACAGCTGGGGTACAGCCGTAAAAAACTACGAGGATTACTTCAATGTTATTTGATGTATTTATTTATAGTATAGGAACTTGGACAGCTATAGTAGTTTTATCAGCTGTTTATTTAATAATGTATGACCAATGGAACAACAGAAGATAGACAAAGACGACATAGCGTTTATTTACTTTACTGACGACAGTTACAAACGGGTTATTAAGTTCGGTATGCGTAATATGCATAAAGTAAAAGGCGGTGGCGTTTGGGTAGGTGACCCTAAAGTTATGGCACCAAATAATACCGTAGATCAGTGTGTTAAGATGTATAACGTGCATGCTAAAAATAAAGTAAAAACTTTTGATAGTCCTAAGCAAGCACAAATAAAACTATATAATATAGGCTATAAAAAAGCAGTTTTTATGGAGGAAACTGACATGAAAAACATTTATCAAACTAAAAAAGTAGATATACCTAAACCTAATAATCATTGTAAAACTGCTCGTGGTCGTGACCCATGGGATACTGATTGGTTAATAGAACTTACTGATTTAGAACCCATGAGTCTAAAAAATAAAGAACGTTTAAAGTCTTATGTGTGGCCAAAAAACATTACGCCTACTATAGATATGATATTAGAGGCTAGTGATTTAAGTATTAATGATATTAAATATGATATAAAGTTAGGTTATATCAAAGCATATAAAATAGTTGATGGTAAGAAAAAATATAAATAATTACGAGACCATACACGAGGTCACTTTCTTTGACCCTGACACTACAGGTATATGGTCACCTATGAAACTTGAAGTACAAGTAAATACTAAGCATCCTAAGTATTTAAACCTTTTACTTAACGAAATTAATATTTACGCTTGGCTACAAGATAACACACCAGAGTTAATGGAGGCTATGTTAAAAGCCATAAAGAATCATACACAACACAGTAATTATCACTTTGTCAGAGTCAGGGTAGTGCCTGAGACACTTCACTAAATAAATTTTACATCTTAGTAAACCTTAGGTATAGTAAAGTATATGGATATAAATAAAAATAAAAACTGGATAGAGTGTGCTATAGAACACTACGAGGACAGATGTAAAAGACTTGACCATAAAATTTGGGAAAGTAAATTACTAAGACATCTTAAAACTTACAGAAGCACTGCATGGAAAGAAAACCGCATACAAGAAATAAATGACATGCCTTTCCCCGCTAATGAGGATCACCCTTGTTTTGATGAGATACACGCTATCTATGAAAGTAAAGCTACTAGTTATGAGGAGTTTTTAAATGACTTTAGAGACGGATCTACCACTACCCACTAGGGAGGGTGGTACTAATAACAAGTACGACTTTTATAAATTGACAGAGTCAGGGTACAGTATGAGTTATCCTGCACCTGATGATTTAGCGGTACAACGAGTACGTATCGCTGCCAGTAGATATGGTACTCGCAACTCAATAAACCTTACCACCCGTATAGTTTATGAGGAAAATGAACGTAGGATAAGGGTATGGCGTACCGAGACACCAGAGTTGTAATAGGTAAAGACAAACAACTAGAACCCGTACTATGTGCCTTAGATACCTGTACCGAACCCGTTACTGGTAATCAAGAAAAATTTTGTTCTAAAAAATGTTGTGTTAAGCATAACTATAAACGACATAATAATTATGCTAAAGGCGTTTATAAAGATTTAGATTTGGGTGCTGGACCCAGAAGTTTAGTTAGCCCAAGTTCTATAAAACATAATGAGACACACGTTTCTATTACTAACTTCGCTGTAGATGACTACCACGTTGACCCAGATATTTACGCCATAGCGGAAGCTAATCACGAGAAATACATACGTGATAGAGATGAGTACGAAGCTAGAGTAGTTATTGACGGTTTACAGGTATTTAAAGAAGCTTATAATGAGCACCACGATATTAAATATGAAAAAACAGCTTCTGAAAAAATTAGAGCTAACTATACTGAAGACCAAAAAATACATAGAAGAAACGTTAATAATGAGTATACACGTAAAAATAGAGAAAAAATTAGGGCTAAGGCTAGAGCTAGATATAGAGCTAACCCAGATAAATACAATGAAACTAGAAAAAAGTATAATTATTACACTAAACAACCTGACTTATTTAAGTTTGAAAAATGGCTAAGAAAAAGAAGTTAACACCAAGACAAGAAAAGTACGCCCAGAACGTAGCTAAAGGTATGAGTAAAAAAGAAGCTGCAGTTGGGGCGGGATATAGCGAAAAGAATGCAGCTAGAGCGGGAAGTATGCTAGACAGTAAAGCTAACCCGTTAGTGAGTGAACGTATACAAGCCTTACAGAAAAAAGCAGCCAAGAAAGTAGAGCTTGACCTTAGTACCCATTTAACTGATTTAAGAGACATACGTGAGGGAGCCGTGCGTAACGGTGCTTGGTCTGCTGCTGTAACTGCGGAAGTTGCTAGGGGTAAGGCAGCAGGACTTTACATTAACCGTAGTGAGTTAGTAGTTAATAAAGTAGAGACTATGAACAAAGAACAAATACTAGAACGTTTAAAAGAATTATATTATGAAACTGGCGGTATATTACCAGCGGGTAAAATAATAGAAGGAGACAGTGAAAGTATTGACTGATGAAAAAGTAAAAGACCTATACTCAGCCCCCTACTTACTAAAGAATACTATGTTAGGTATAAAAAGTGATTGGATGCTTAATAAAACTACATGGGAGTTAGTTAAAAGTAGTATGAAAGAAATAAAAGAGTTTGAGGTTAATGACGGCAAGTACGACCTTGAAACTGAACTTACTAACTACCCTAAGCAATTAGTCAACGACGTGTACAGCGTACCGTTATTCACGCAAGAGTTCTGCGACATGTTAATAGATGAAATAAAAAACATTAATGACGCTTATAACTTAGAGTTTGAACCTAATGATACTGAAGACTATTACCGACAGATACCTGAAATAACTCTAGCTGATAATGTACCCGTACTACATGATGTGATGTGGTCGGTAGTACAGAACGTTTTGAACCCTATATTTTTCGCTGTGTGGCAACGTTATTCAGTACGTCCAGGCAGCATACAGATAGCTAACTACAACCCTAAAGAAAAGGTTGAGGGAGCTTGGCACCATGACCAGTCTGCAGATATCTCGGTGGTGGTGCCTCTTAATACTGGTGGATATGAGGGTGGGGGTACTGACTTCTTTAACCGTGGAACAGTTGACCCTTTACCTAACGGTCATGCTTTATTTTTCCCTAGCTTTACTCACATGCACAGGGGTAAGGCAGTACTGTCCGGTGACCGCTACCTGCTGGTATTTTGGTTATTAGGAAATTACGACTAGGCTTTACATTTACTACCATCTTTATTTTAATATAACTAGGTTATAAGCTACCTACAAAGCAGGCGGTTGATCAGCCAAATAAGGGTAGGCTAAGATAATAGTTAAAATACGATGCGTGGCGAGACTATATGACTTATAACTTAGGTGGTTACTGTTGGGTAGACATGTCAAAGAGTATGCAAACTAGCGACCTTACTCCCGTGACCACCGCCTTTAATATGTTTACAGAGGCAGAAATATACGAAAGTGTGAGTAGTCTGAAAGGGATAGTAATATCTGATTAGTGCAAAGGTTATAAACTTTGTTAATGAGTAGCTCTCAAACTATGTGGCTACCTGTCTCTGTAAGCATATCAATTATTAACAATATTAGGTAATATAATAACATGGCTTTATCACTCATATTTAATAACGGTAAAAGACTAAAAAAACCTATTACCAAAGAAAAGACAAAGACATGGTACGTCCCGTACACAACTATCAACGTCGAGATGCACAAGATAGAAGCAGATACCTATGAAGAAGCAATCAAAAAAGCTAACTTGCGTAATCGTAAAGGTAAGGTAAGAACTTATACCCTACAAGAAACACACTCAACAGACGCTTTTTTACGCCCAGACATAGAGAACCCTAATACCTTGTTCGACCGCTTTATTCACTGCTTTAATATTCATATAGAAGATTTTGATAAAAGGTAGTGATCAACCTTAATCTTATATATACTTTACCTATACTTTAAATAATATAGGAGGAAAAGTATGGAAGATGATATTAATAAAGCGATAGCCACCCTTGAAAATGCGGTGCAATTTTATATTAATAATAACGACGACGCCCTAGAGTGTAGTTCACTTTACGGGAGTTTTACTATGGTCAAGTTAGCGTTAGAGCAGTTTAGTTTACTCGGTAAATTAAAGACTGACGCTTACGGCGTGCCGACTGGCGTTGAGGCTAAGCGTAATGCTGTGTAGCGTCTGTAGAGTTAAAGTACCCGAAGCTAGACTTAGGCTAGGGTACTCTACTTGTTTAAGTTGTGGTGAGGTAGCAGCACAAAAGTTAGCTACCTTACGCAAGAAATCTATAGCCCCCGCTTATAATAAAGGGGCGTACCAATACATAACACTCAAAGATACTAAAACTATAGGGAGGTAGTTATGAGTAAAGTTACTAAAGAACAAACATTAGCCTTATTGAGAGCTAACAATATAGACCCAGATTTAGATTTTTTAGAAGACTTTAGTAAGTTCAGCATTAAAAAACAACACGAACTTATTAAAACTTTTAAGAAGTTCCCCGATATAACCCCACGTTACAGGTGGATAGACAGGAGTAAAGTATGACTGAAGATATACGTAACAGTTTTAAGATTAATAAAGACGGCGTACTAGAAAGCGTATTAGAAAATGAGGATACTGGTGAAAGAATACCAGATAACCCTACTAATAAAGATATACCTAAACACCTTAGGCATCTTAATAAAAAGACTATTAACAATCTCAAATATCTTTTTAGAGGTTAGGTTTACATCAAACCTGACCGTTTATATTATTTAATAGTTAGTTAATTTTATAGGAGAAAAATATGACACAAACTAATACTAATAATAAAGAGCACGAGTATCAAGCTTATTTTGATTTACTCGACACTATGAGGCACGGCATGAATATGTTTGGTGCCCCAGCTAAGTTAAGGGAAATATTCCCTGAGATGGGTAGGCGTGAGTCTATGGATATCACCTCAGCTTGGATGGAAAAAAGGGGGGCTAATGATGAGTGATAAATTACATAAGTATAATTCATACAAAGCCTTTATGGTTGACCCTTTTGACCAAAGCACTAGTATAGTTAATTTAGCCGTAGATGAGTACGGCTCTATACTGGGTAGCAGTAAAGCGGTTATTGACTGTAACACTATTGATATTATTACTTTAAATGATAAGCATATGGCTATAGTTGATGACGAGGGTTTATATCGTAATGATACTAGATACTGTAAGTTAGCTGAGTACCCTCAACCCTTGGCGGGTAAGCTATTGATACTAGGTTATGACGAAGACGGCGAAAGCTGTAGCGTTGATAACGACTACGCTGAAGAACTTAGAAATACTACTAGGTTTATGTCAGAAGACTTTGAAGGCGTTGAGCCTAAGTTTGAGTTTGTAAGTTGGTCATGAAAGACATACGTGAAGATAACTGGATCCCAATCACTAACATAGTTGATTGGGGTTACAGCCGAGGACTATTGCCCGTTGACCCTACAGATATACAAGCTAAAAGTAGTCAAATGATTAAACTTACCGAAGAGATAGGCGAACTAGCTAACGGTATAAGTAAACAAGACCTGTGGGAAATAGCTGACGCTATAGGTGATTGTATGGTGGTGTTAATATTAATGGCACATCAACACGGTTTGAGTGCTACCCATTGTTTAGAGGTAGCCCATAACGAAATAAAAGACCGTACAGGTACTCTTAAAGATGGTTATTATGTTAAGGACTAAGGTTTACATGCCTTACGACCTTACCTATTATAATACTAGGTTAATTAATAATAAGGAGGAAACCTATGAGAGACGAAGATTTTTACCAACGTGTTAAGAACACTCTGCCTTGTAACATGGACGAGTGGACTGACGAACAGTTAAAGTCGCAGCTGCTAAAACTCAAGGACTTAAAGAAAGTAAATACTAAAGAAGGTGTTGATTTTTATAAGTCTATGATATTACGAGTAGCTGAGGATAGGGGGTTACAATTATGAAACACAACTACGAAGAAGTATTACAGTGTGACCTTTGTCCTAGGGATATAGATATACACCGTGACCCTACGGGTAATGCTTACTGGAATCAAGGGCATAACGCCGAGCCGTTAGCTGAGGGTAGGTGTTGCGATATTTGTAACGCTACTAAAGTTATACCAGCTAGATTAGAGGCTATACGCCGATATGAAAGAAGAGACGCTAGGCTAAATGATAAATAATTTAATAATACAACTAATAGGAGCATTTTCCCTGCTCCTTTTTATCGCCGTAATATGGTGGAGGAGGATAAAATAATGGGATTAGATTGTTATATAGTACACGGTAATGACCGTGATAAACCGTTTACGCATGAAGACGATGAGCGTATTAAAGACTTGAGTTTATGTGGAGGCTTATTTAGTGGTCACGGTAGGGACGGCTCGTTTAGAGGTAAAGTATATGACCCCATTATACAACAGTTAAGTAAGGGTAAGCATTCATGGTACATCAAACAAGACGAGGATAACTTTATACCTAGTGACGTATTAAAAGAACAAGCTGATTTACTAGCTGAGTTAATACAAGCTAAAGTAGATTTAGCTGACGAAGAAGGTAGAGTTATAGGTGATGATGATATTATTTTCACCACCAACGATGAGTATGCTATATACGATAATGAAGAGTTTACCTATAAAGAGATAGATGATTTAATGACCCTGCTCCGTGTGGCAGCAGAGCGTAAAGCGGTCATGACGGTATGGTATTAAAAGCTGTTTCCTATATATTGGCTGTGGAAAAAAGTTTTTCTAAAACTGTAAAAGTTTTCTATTTAGCCAATAAGCCAATAGCCACTGAGCGTAAAAGCTCTACTCTACTCCTTTAATCGTGGTTATTGGCTACCCTATTACCGACCTATTGCCTATTTGAAGACAATAGTATTTAGTTGGGTAATTATTGGTACCAACTAAAGTAAAACATGCAGCAGGTTTGGTAATTGAAATAACCGAATATCTACTCTATATATAGAGACAACTGAGAAAGCCTAGAGACAAGGACAACGGACCAAAATATATGGACCATTGACCATTGACCATGAGACAAAGACAAAGACATCATGATCGTGATGCAAAGACAACAGCCAATAGCCAATAGCACACGGACCATGATCCGTCGTCCGTGGTTCATCATGATCATGATCAAAATTAATTTAACTTTTTTTACAAAAACACTTTACTTTTAGTTTACTTTACACTATCATATACCTTGTATTAATTAATTAGGGCTATGCCCAGGAGGACTAAAATGTCAAAAGCTAATACAACTAAAAAATCCGCTACTGCGGTCAAACCAGCTACTAACCCAGCTGTAACTTATGTCGATACTAGTAAAGCTAGAGTCGAGGGTGTTAACCTTAACCAGACTAGACTTAAAAAAGCTAGTAAGTGTGCCACGCTCAACGACCTAGTTACTGTGTACTCCGAGTTGTTTGGTAAAAATAACTACAGAGCGCATCTTAACTATGACATTAAGAAGGGTGCTATACAGCTACAGAGCTAATCTGTAGCGTCCTTGGAGGGTGGCCAGTGGACCACCCTCTTTTTTTGTCCCCAGTGTTGATCATGATCACACAGTCCTTTAGGTAAAAAGTAAGTACTTACTATCGCTGAGACGCGAGCAGAGCTGTTCATCCAGGCGTCGCTGCGCGACACACAGCGTCCAGCAGAGCTGGACCACATACCATGGAGCGTGCCTACGGCACGCAGAGAGGACGCAGGTTTACTTTGCATTTACTCTTGGAAGAAGACACTCAGACCGCTGACGAGGATTTACAGTCCTTCCAGCGAGGTCGCAGCAGAGCTGCGACACAGACACCCCCACCCCCCTTATACGGCTAACGGTATATAGGTAGCCTATACTAACATTTTCACGCTCATTTACCGTAAAAATTAAGTTTTGAACTAAACGTCCTATACTAAAATTTTTTGCAAAATTTTTTTATAATATTGAGATGTCAAAACGCTTAGTAAATTATTTTGAATCAATCAAAGAAGTTTGTCCTTACTCAGCTCCATCATTTAAAAACGGTAAACTATTAGTTTTAGATTATGACCCTAAGTTAATAGAAGAGTATTATCAAGTAATAGATGACTATGATGCTATTATGTTTGAGTGTCACCCCTCGACGTCTCGCGACTCATTAATGTCCATACTAGAAGATCTATACGACGAGCGACCACGAGCCAAGTGGTTTTGGTCACACCCTAAGGACAAGCACCACAGTACACCTAAACCTAGTATAATAATGCAAAATAAAGTAAACTTGAAAAAAGCACGTAAGGAATTTTTTAGTAAACATGTCACTAGGTAACCGACCAACATACGCTAGTCCCCCGCTAGATACTACCAGTCCACGTAAACGTTTTTTAAAAAGAGCGGAAAACTACCCTGAAATAGTAAAAAACTTTCAAACGGGTAATTTAGAACAAGCTTACGAGTCCTTTGTCCAGCTACCGTTTCTTGATCAAATGACCATGTACATGACTCCTGGTCTAGGTAATATAATTGACGGTTATGAGGCTAAGTATTTTAAAGATAAAGAAATTGAAGCTTTAGAAAAATCAGGGCGTAGACCACAAAAAGAATATGAAGTCGATTTAATGACTTTTGGGTATAACCCTATGGACGGTCCACTAAATAAACCTACTATGCCTAGTCCTTATAAAGGTTCAGGTGAAGCTAGGTTGTTCGGCGGTTTAAGTAATTTGTCCGCTGCTAGTTCACTCATAGGAGTGGGCGAAGTACCTAGTTTATTAAAGGGTGCTACTTTATTCGGGTTACGTAGATTAGGTAAGTTAGGCACAGATACCCCCGCTAAACCTAAAACTAAAGTTGGCGGTGAGGGTGGACCCCCGCCTGAGGGACCAGTAGCCCCCGTTATTGAAAATAATATAAGATATACGGCGTTTACTCCTAGGTATGTACCGCCTACTAAAACTAGATCAGAAACTAATAACATAGTATTAACTAGTACCGTAGCTTTAGCGGATACTCCGTTTTTTAGAAAAAACCCAGATAAAGCCGTACCTATAAATAATATCTTTCAAGCTATGGAACGTTACGGAGTAGAAGGCGGAGCTAAAGGTCAAAAGAATAATAACGTAACTAGACAAATAAAAAGTTTTGTTGATGAGGACTTTATAGCTAATAATAAAACTGTTACGCCTAGAGCTTTGATGGACCACATTATTAGTAACTCACCTAAACTACAAGAGCATCATGCTTTTTACCCTAAAGGTGCACCAGAAGCTCAAAATACTTTTATAAAGTTTGCTAATCACCCTACTGCTTTTGATTTAAGTACCCCAGTTTTAAGAAAAGAACTTAATCCCAAAGATGTACTAAAAACTGACAGAAATAAATCAACATACGGTGAACGTACTTTTAATATGTATGATGACGGTAGGCTTTACGGAGGTGATTTATTAAAATATGAAGACGGATATATGTCACCTAGAGACCCTAATAACCCTGGAACTACTATACAATCAGGTCACGGGGGAATAGCTAAAGGTACTGGCTCTGACTTTACTGATACTGGCGGAAGGTACACTCATCAAAGATATACGGTAACTGACGTAGGTAAAGATAAAAACGTAACTATAATACAAGAGATACAAAGCGACCCTTATAGAATGACTGGTGATAAACAAAAATTAGTTACTAGAAATTTAGATGAAGCAGAAGGCGGTAGTATTAAAGAAATTATTCCAATTTTAGATGAGCAATATACTCAGGGTGACGGTGCATTAGAAGCTATGAAACTTGCTAGTCCTGGCGGTTATAAAGCCATGGATGAAAACCGTACTCTAGCACCTTTTTTATTAAAGTATGACGATATACTCGCTAGACAAGAAGCTGAAGTAGATACTTTTGTCAGAGCTAGAAATCAAGAAGCTTTTAATGAATATGAAATAAATGAATCTTACTTTGAAACTGGTGAAAGGTTCGCTGATCAAATAGATGAAATAAAGGGTAGGTTCACTTTAGAAAAAGAAAACGCTTTACGTGAGGCTTTAGGCGACGACTTTTTTGACGCAGGTAGTAAATACTATAACGAAGCAGTTAGAAAACTACCGAGAGCTGAAGCGGGTGATTGGTTTACTGATAACGTTAAGTTCGGTATACAGACCGCTGTAAAAAATGATTCACCTTACGTATTACTACCTAAAAACGATAGAGCTTTAGTAAAAGCTGCAGGAGATAGTAATCTTGTTCTTTCTCCTAATCAATTAAAATATTTTGAAGAGTCACCAGCCCATAGAGTACGTTATAACGTTACCGTAAAACCTGACGGTAAAGGCGGGTTCGTAGAAAAAAATGCAGGTGAGATGAGCGAAACTATGAGACCTAATAGAAAAGACGGGGATGACGTAGTTTCAATAATTAACACTACAGAAAGTATGGATAAGGATTTACCTAGCTCAAGTATCTATCCCCCTTATGATTCTTCACCAGAAACTATGTATTATATTGACGCTAAAAACATACGAGGCGGTAAACACTCTAGACGTGCTAACTCATATGCTAGAAATTACGATAGAAGTTTTAAACAAATAGAACAAGACTATAAGTTAATTTTAAACCCAACAGAGTTTACTGATGAACTAGGTAACGAATATTTTAAAATAATGCTCACCCCTCAAGTAAAAGAAGCTTTTGAAGTATTACGGTTAAATAAAGGGGGGCACGTTACTAAACCCTTAATGAACCTTAAATATGGAATATGATTTAAACGATCTACCAGAAGACGTACTAAAAGAACACTTAGAACTAACTGAACGTTTAAAAGAAATAGAAAACGTTGAGGCTAGTAAAGATAATTTCTTAAACTTTGTAAAAAGCCAGTGGCCACAGTTTATTAGCGGTGCCCATCATAAAAAGATGGCGGAAGCGTTTGACCGTATAGCTAAAGGTAAAATAAAAAGGCTTATTATTAATATGCCTCCGCGTCATACTAAAAGTGAGTTCGCTAGTCATTACTTCCCCGCTTACCTAGTAGGGCGTAACCCTAGTTTAAAAATACTACAAGCTACCCACACCGCAGACTTAGCAGTAAAGTTTGGGCGTAAAATTAGGGACTTAATGTTAACGGAAGACTTTCAAAAAGTTTTTCCTGATGTATTAATAAACCCAGACTCAAAAGCAGCAGGTAAATGGGAAACTCAAGATAAAGCTAACCCTAAATTAAAAGGTGAATATTATGCTGCTGGTGTGGGCGGTGCACTAGCGGGTAGGGGTGCTGACCTATTTATTATTGATGACCCGCACAGTGAACAAGATGCCATGAATCCTAAAAGCATGGACGACACGTATGAGTGGTATACATCTGGACCGCGTCAACGTTTACAGCCAGGAGGAGCCATAGTAATAGTTATGACCCGTTGGAACGTGAACGACCTTACGGGTAGATTACTAAAAGATGCTGCCCGTGACCCTAAAGCCGACCAGTGGGAAGTTATAGAACTACCCGCCATATTACCTAGCGGTAAAGCTTTATGGCCAGAGTACTGGAAACTAGAAGAATTAGAAAGCGTAAAGGCTAGTTTGAGGGGCGGACCAAAGTGGCACGCTCAGTATATGCAGAACCCCACTAGTGAAGAAGGAGCACTTATTAAACGTGAGTGGTGGAACACATGGCCACATGATAAACCACCCGCCTGTGAATATTTAATACAAAGTTACGATACCGCTTTTTTAAAAAGCTCGATGGCGGACTACTCAGCTATAACTACTTGGGGAGTGTTTTACCCTGAAGGTAAAATAGGTGAAGAGTTTTATGACGGTAACGTACCACATATAATTTTACTAGACTGTGTTAAGGGTAGGTATAGCTTCCCTGAACTAAAAGCCGTAGCTTATGAACAATATAGTGACTGGTCACCTGACGTAGTAATTATAGAAAGTAAAGCTACTGGTATACCCTTAACCCAAGAGTTACGTAACTTAGGTATACCCGTACAAAATTTTACCCCCAGTAAAGGTAACGATAAAATAGCTAGAGTCAATGCTAGTACGCCTTTATTTGAGTCAGGTATGGTTTGGGCACCAGATACTAAATACGCTTATGAACTTATTGAAGAGTGTGCTGCTTTTCCTGCGGGTGACCATGACGACTTAGTTGACTCAACCACACAGGCTTTATTAAGGTTCAGACAAGGTGGCTTTGTAAAACTACCTAGCGACTACCAAGAAGATGAGATATACTATAAACGAAAAATAAGTTATTATTAAAATTATGGCAATAGAAAATAAACCTTCAGGTGAAATTGATTTAGAAATATTAGAAGATTTACCAGAAGATGCCCCTCAACAAGACTTAGGTATGGAAGTTGAACTACCTGAGGAAATGAATATCCAGGGAGACCTTACATCTAGTTTTGAAATAACACCAGAAGGTCAAGTAAACCCCATAGGTGAAGAGATGTCAATGGTAATGACTGAACATCAAATGAACCTAGCTGAAATAATTGATCAAGCTGATTTAAATACTTTAAGTGATGAGCTACTTTCAGCCTACGATAATGATAAAGAGTCACGTAAAGATTGGCTTGACACTTTTACTAAAGGTTTAGATTTACTAGGTATAAAAATGGAGGAAAGAGAAGAACCTTTCCCTGGTGCTACGGGTGTACATCATCCGTTATTGAGCGAAGCCGTTACCCAGTTTCAAGCTCAAGCATATAAAGAGTTACTACCCGCAGGCGGACCAGTCAAAACTAGAATAATGGGTAATGAAACGCCTGAAGTACAAGCACAGAATCAGCGGGTAAAAGAATTTATGAACTATCAAATCACTGAGGTCATGAAAGAGTATGACCCTGAGATGGACAGTTTATTATTTTATCTACCTTTAGCGGGTAGTGCATTTAAAAAAGTTTATTACGATAATTTATTAGGTAGACCTACTAGCCGTTTAGTAAAAGCTGAGGACTTAGTAGTCTCCTATGAAACTACAGACTTAGAAAGTAGCCCCCGTTTTACCCACGTTATAAGTATGACGGGCAATGATTTAAAAAAATCACAACTAAACGGTACATATTTAAACATAGAAGTCACTGACCCTAGTGCAGATATAGAATATAACGAAGCTAAAGAGAAGATGGACGAGCTACAAGGCATGTCACCTTCTATAAACGACTATGATGAGTACAATATTTTAGAGTTTCACGTTGATTTAGAGCTAGAAGGCATAGATGAGTTCGGTTTTGGTGTGCCTTACGTAGTAACTATACTAGAAGATGAGGGTAAAATCCTTTCAGTAAGACGTAATTGGAACGAAGGAGACGAATTATTCCGTAAAAAAGAGTATTTTGTACATTATAAGTTCCTACCAGGACTAGGTTTTTACGGTTTCGGGTTAATTCACATGATTGGTGGGCTAACTAAGTCAGCTACTTCTATATTACGTCAGTTAGTAGACGCTGGAACTCTTAGTAATTTACCCGCAGGCTTTAAAGCTAGGGGTATGAGAGTACAAGGCGAGGATGAACCGCTCCGTCCAGGTGAATTTAGGGATGTTGATGTACCAGGAGGGGTGATTAGGGATGCACTAATGCCTTTACCCTATAAAGAACCAAGTAATGTACTCAGCCAACTACTAGGTGTACTGATAGATTCAGGTAGAAGGTTCGCTTCTATCGCTGATATGCAGGTTGGTGACATAGGTAGTCAACAATTACCCGTAGGAACTACCGTAGCTATGCTAGAAAGGGGTACAAAAGTGATGTCAGCTATACATAAACGCTTACATTACGCACAAAAGAAAGAATTTAAGCTTTTAGCGGGTATTTTTAGTAAAAGTTTACCGCCAGTTTACCCTTATGACGTGCCAGGAGCTACTAGAGAGGTAAAAGCTACTGATTTTGACAATAGAATAGATATTTTACCCGTTAGTGACCCTAATATCTTCAGTATGGCACAAAGAGTGATGTTAGCACAGCAAGAATTACAGATGGCGCAAGCAGCACCCGATATTCACGACTTAAGAGAGGCATATAGGCGTATGTATGAGGCTTTAGAGGTAAAAAATATAGAATTAATACTACCTCCGCCTAGTGAAGTACCACCACGTGACCCTATAAGTGAACAACAAGCAGCATTAACTAACCAACCTATACAAGCTTTTGAGTTTCAAAATCATGACGCTTATATCCAAGCACATAGTGCCTTTTTACAGAACCCTATGATGCAACAGAATCAAGGGGCTATGGTTTCTATACAGGCTAACATACAAGAACACCAAGCTATGAAGTATAAACAACAAATAGAGCAGGTATTAGGTCAACCGTTACCAGATATGTCAGCTGGACCTATGCCACCAGAAGTTATGAACCAGATAGCTACTGCTGCAGCTCAAGCTACACAAGTAGTTACTGGTCAAGCGGAAGCTTTAGCTAGGGCACAAGAACTAGAACAAGTTGACCCGATAGTAAAACTAAAAGAAGCTGAAATACAACAGAGAGCTGAAAGTGATATGATTAGAGCTCAAGTTGACGCTCAACGTATACAGTCACAAGAAGCTATAGCTGAAATGAAAATAGCACAACAACGTGAGTCAGCAGAAATGAAAGAAGAAGGCAACATACGTAAAGAATTTTATGATATACTAAAAGATGTCAGATCATCTGACACACAAACTAAAGGAGAGTAATTATGCCAGGAATGATGAAGAAAAAAGTAGCTATGATGAAAAGAGGCGGTAATGCAGCCAAAAAGAAAAAAGTAGCTATGATGAAAAGAGGCGGTAAAGCTGCGATGAAAAAGAAAAAAATGAATCGTGGTAAAAAGAAAAAATAGTAAGGAGCTATTATGAAAGAAGTAAAAGTGCCTAAAGCTAATAAAATAGATTTATCTAAACCAGTAACCGTAGGAGATATACTTTTTAAAAAGACCTTCGGTATGGGTAAAGGTAAAGCTAAAGGAGGCGGTGCTGCTACTAAAGGATTAGATTATAATATCTGTCCTAGCGGTAAGGAGTAATGCCTGCGGTAAAACGTAAGCGTAAATTTGCTAAAGTTAGTAAAAGTCGTAAAGGCGTACCTAAAGCTTATTTAAAAGGGGCTAAAAACCCTAAAGCTAGAGAACGTGAAATTTTACGTACTCGTAAAAAATATAAGTCAGGTAAAATGACTAAAAAAGACTATGAAGCGGTAGAACGCTCAAGAGCTAAAGATAAACGTAAAGTAAAAAGAAAAAGGAGAAAATAATATGGCTACTCCAGCATGTGTTAAGAAATACGCTAAAAGTAGTGGTAAATCAGAATCTACTTTAAATAAAGTTTATAAAAGAGGTCAAGGGGCTTACTTTAGCTCAGGGTCAAGACCAGGACAAAGCTCACACTCATGGGGCTGTGGTAGGGTAAGAAGTTTCGCTACTGGTAAAGGCGGTGCACGTAAAGCTGACTCTGACCTTTTAGGTAAAGGTAAGAAAAAAAGAACTAAAAAATCCACGGGAGGTGGAGTCATGAATAATAGTCAAGAACGTAAGTTAAAAAATACTAGCAAAGCTGATCTAAATAGAGACGGCAGATTATCATCCTATGAAAAAGCTAGAGGTTTAGCTATTGAAAAAGCTATGGCTAAAGATAGTCAAACTCTGGTTAAAAAGAATAAGGGCGGACTTATAGCTAGAGCTTGCGGTGCTGTTATGGAGAACAAGCGTAAAAAAACTAAAATGCTATAATGGCTAAGTATCAGGGTAAAACTGTAAAACTAAATACCCCCAGACCTTTACGTAAAGGTGAAACGGGTTACGGTAAAAAACGTAAAGTAGTTTTTGTTAAAAACCCTAGCACTGGTAAAATTAAAAAAATAACTTTTGGGGACGCTAATTTAGGTATGCATAAAAATAACCCCAAACGTAAAAAAGCTTACTGCTCACGTAGTAAAGGTTTAGGTAGCGATAGAATGAAAGCTAACTACTGGGCACGTAGAGACT